TGTTATTCACGGCACCACGGGCAGCCAGACCGGCTGGCCTGTGGTGCTTCCCTGTCCTGCCGAAGACACTGCTGGTGCAAGGTGCGTCACTGACGGCGGCGCTGGGTCCACCTGAAGGAAGGTAAGTGCATGTCTGATGTCGTCACGCCACGCACCACGGTGCTGCCGCTGTCCAATGGCCGCAGCATCACGGTGCATGCGGAACTGAACCACGGCCAGCACATGGCCTACCTTGCCCGTGTCTACAGAGAGTCAGCAGACGGCACGCTGTCACGGGACATGCTGAAGACCGGCGATGCCATGGTCATGGCCTATCTGGTGGACTGGACGCTGACGGACAGCAGCGGCCAGCGCATTGACATTCAGGGTCTGCCACAGGATGAACTGCAGGACGTGTTCAATAACCTGCGCATTCCCGTGGCGCTGGAAGTGAAGCGTGCGGTGCAGGCACATGACGCAGCCATTGACGCTGCCGCTGACGCACTAAAAAAAACCGATTCTACAGACGCATCATCAGCAATGACCTTGCAGTCTGTCGGCTGACCGGACTGACCTGGGACACAGTGCAGACGCTACCCACGCACGTCTATTCCATCATCGCGGATGAACTGCGCCACGGCGCACGGACATAACACATGGCACTGTCCGCCACCTTCGATGCTGACTTCTCAGACTTTGTGCAGGAGTCCAATAAGGCAGCCGCTGCGCTGACATCTATCCATGATGAAGCAGACGCCACGTCTAACAGCGTGGCTGACATGGCCAGCCGGACCACGGTCAGCGCAGAGCAGGCAGCCACGGCGCTGGAAGGTATGGGCGCTAAAGCAGGCGCAGGCAGCTTGCCAAAGCTGACCAGCGGTCTGCGCTCCGTAGATGCGTCCATGAACGCACTGGGATTCAGCATCAGCAAGCCGGTGGCCGCACTGGAAGAACTAAGTACCGTGGCCACTAAAGGTGTCAGTTCACTGGGTGCGCTGGGCACGGCAGGTGCGGTGCTGGCCGCTGCCATTGCCGCATGGGAGTTCGGCAAATGGTCCATGCAGTTCACCGGCATGGCGGACACGTGGGATCGGATCTATGAATCATGGGGCATGAACGCCATACAGGCAGAGACACTGGCCAATAAGCAGGAAGTGCTGGCTAAGGCCAGCAAGACATCTGGCCGGACCATCACTGACCTGACGGAAGCGATGAAGATTAACTATGACGCGGTGAAGGGTGGCACAAAGGAAATGGATAACGCCATCCACCGGCAGGCATTGTGGGAGAAGGAGATTCGCCAGCACCGGGCTGAACTGCCAGCCATGTCTGCGGCCATTGATAACCACACAGCCACGGTGGCGGACCTGTCCCGTGAATACAAGATGTCGGAAGCCGCTATCACCTTCTATCTGGCCAAGACCAAGGACCAGACCGCTGCGCAGGATGAAGCCACCAGGAAGACGGAAGCCGCAGCGGAAGCGCAGAAGAAGCTGCGTGATCAGATGTTCGGCACCGAGCACATCACCAAGGCCAACGAATATCAGCTGGCGCTGGGTGGCATCCAGAACCTGACCAAGATGACCACGGAAGAACAGGCCAAACTGAACACGGAAGTAGGTCTGGCCATTGAAGCCTATAAGCGTATGGGCAAGGAAGCGCCACCGGAACTGAATAAGCTGTATAGCGCCACCGTGTCCATTGGCACCGTGACGGGTGGACTGGGTTCTGAATGGGGCAATGTCGGCACCAAGTTTGACGTGAGCATTGACCACATCCTGAAGGGAATCGAAGACGCAAAGAAGGCAGCGGCTGACTATGAAGCCGAAACGCAGCGCATGGCGCAGGAATATATTGACGGGCAATACAAAGGGAAGGCAGCCACGGACCAGACCACCGCAGCGGTGGAGCGGATGACCGTGGCTATGCGTGACTTTGGCAGCGTGAACCGCAGCGCATGGGAGTCCATGACGGCTGGCGCTGAACTGATGAAGGCATACCAGGACGCTGGCATTTTTGTCGGCATGCAGGGTGGTGCCATGACTGGGTATCAGGCGCAGCAGCGGAACCGCATGGCCACTGAAGCACCTGCCGCTGGTGCAGCGTGGGGCAATACCCTGAACGTGAACGTGAACAGCACGGACGCCAATGACATAGCAGGCAAGCTGGTGACCGAGATGCGTATGCAGGGGGTTCGCTTCTAAGTGGCGTCACACGCACACATTCCCGGCTGCGCACGGCTGAACGTCATGCGGCTGAACGCCGCACGGCTGAACTACTACGAGTCTATTGTCAGCGGCAGCGTCGGTGGCGTGGACAGGTCACGGAACCTGCGCATTGAAGGTGCCGCCATCCAGCATGCGCTGAATGACGTGGTGGACACAGCGGCTGTCAGCTGCCATGGGTTCACGCCAGTGGCTGGCCAGAAGCTGGACATCTATGACGGGGACCGCAGTCCGGCGCAGCAGCTGTTCGGTGGCCACATCCTACAGACCACCGTGCGGTATGAATCCAAGCACCAGAACGTGGCGTGGGATCTGGCAGGCATAGATCCCACATGGCTATTGAACAGGCAGCGTGTGCTGGAACGGTATATCGGTGCGGGTGCGAAGGAAGTCATTGCGAACCTGATAGTGCGGTTCACCCGTGGCATTGACTATTACACCTATGTCAGTATCCCGAACACCATCATTGACGAGATCACGTTCACCAATGAAACGGTGGCCGCCTGCCTGACGGCCATCTGTGAACGTATTGGTGCCTATTGGTATTTGGATTATCAGAACGGCCTGCACGTGTTCACGCAGGAAGTGACGAATGCCAACAGCATCACGGACGCAGCTGGGCACACGTCCAGTGACCACCAGCTGACGGAAGACTTGTCACAGGTGGTCACCCGTGTCATTGGCCGTGGCATGGGTGCTGGCGCTGCCGTGGACTTGCCTGCTAACGCCACGGAAGTGCCGATAGACCTGGGTGACCAGCAAAATTGGTACAGCCTGTCAGGTGGTCTGGCGGAAGTGAACGCCATGCGGCTGACGTATGCAGGCGTGCGTGGACTAGGTGCGGTCGGTGCGCTGGTGGGCAGCGGTAATGCGCCGAGCAATGCGCCGGTCATCACGCAGGCAGGTGGTGCGTCATCACTAGTGCCGGGTGGTGTCTATAAGTACGCCGTGTCGTTCCTGACTGCCAGCGGTGAGACTTTGCCGGGACCAACAGCCAGCGGCGCTGCCTCTGGTGCCATGCCACCAAATCCAGTACAGCCGACCATCCGTGACGCCGCATATGGTCCGTCACCGGGTGACATCAATCAGCCTGTGATTGGCGGCATCTACTATCTACGGATTACCTTTCCGTTCGATGGTCCGTCTTACGGCATCAGCAATCCCACTGGCGTGGTGTGGACTGGTAAGTACTGGCAGCTGTATGTTGGACCCACGGCGCTGTCACCGCTGGGCATCTATTACTACCCTGCCTTGCACCCTGGTGGCGTGGCACCAACAGCACGGTATCGGCAGATATGGATTGACCGCACGGCACCGCAGAATAACCCTGACCCGTTCGGGGCGGTCTACTATGGCGCGGGGCATCTGGATGTCCCGCAGTCTATTGTCTACAACGAATGGGTGACAATCTCGCCGGTCTGGTCTGACAGTGACACCATAGCAGGTGGTGGTGGCATACATCCACAAACGCCAGGACCGCCGTATGACTCGCTGTACCTGAACCAGCTTCCTAAGTCAGCGTTACCTGCCGTGACTGCGCGCAAGCTATACCGCACAGCGGCAGCAGGCACGCAGCTGAAGCTGCTGGCCACGCTGAACGCCACTGATACCGCGTATATAGACCGTGCTGCTGATGCCACGCTAGGTGCAAACGCACCGACCGCTGATACGTCAGCCATTCCATCTGACACGGCACAGCAGGTGGTGGCAGGGTCCACGGTGCTGCCAGTCTCAGGCACCGCGCCATTCGAGAATGACGGCGGCGCTGGCTGGGCACGTGTGGGGAACATGGTCATTCAGTACACAGGCATCGGCGCTGGCACGCTGACCGGACTGCCTGCCAGTGGTCCTGGTGCGCTGTCAGCCACGGTGCGGTATGGGGCACAGGTGCTGGTGCAGCCACGACTGGTCGGTGTGGTCGGCCTGACACGCAGCGTCCGCAAGGGTGACAATGTGGCCATCCGTCTTGAAGTGGAAGACGTGGCCGCGCAGGATGCGCTGGCCGCACGGCTGGGTGGCGTGCGTGCTGACGGCGTGGTGGAAGAACCCTACTCTGATTCACGGATGACGCTGCGTGAACTGCAGGAATATACCGAAGCACTATTAGCTGACCGCAAAGACCCACGGCGCACGCTGCGCTTTGATACCCGTGACACATCCTGTGAAGTGGGCCGCCTGATCACGGTGACATTAACGACGCCACCCATTAGCGGCACCTTCCGCATTCAGCGTGTGACGTTCAGCGAAATTGCCATCACTGGTGGACTTGGCAGGGTGCTGGCCAAGCGCAGCGTGGAAGCCAGCAGCAAGCTGTTTACGTTTGCGGACCTGCTGCGGCGTCTGCGGGGCAGAGAAGGTGGGGCACTGTAATGGCCTTAGATCGTACCTGGTTCAATGCGCTGGTGGATGATGACGGTACGAACACGGTCGGCAGCGTGTGGGACAAAGCAGATATTAAAAACCTGCTGGACAGCGTGGATAGTGAACTGGCGCGGCTGGAGTCTGCATGGATAGGCTTTACGCCTGCGCTTTACAGTGACGCTGGCGTCTGGTCTTCCGCTGGTGCGTATGTGAAGTACCGCAGAGACTTGCACGCCATGCGGATGCAAGTATCTATTGAGGCGTCGGCGCTGTCAGCAGCCACGGCTGCCATCCATGTCCAGCTGCCGGTGGTGTCCACTATATGGGCAGGGACACCAGCGAATGCCATACCTATCTTCCTGAATGGGGCGTATGAAATAGCGGCAGCCACTATCCCGCCAGCAAATAACGTGCTGACTATCTCCCGTGTGGGTGGACAGCAGTTTCCGGTCACCACTGGCCTGTATGTGCGTGGCCAGATCATCTACGAAATCTAGCTTCAGAAGGGAACGCACTGATGGCCATTGTTCAAGCGGGGAAGCAGTTCACGGCAGCGGACCTGAAGAATTCAGCAGGCCATGTGGCGGCCATGATCACCGAGTTCGTGGAACAAGGCATGGGCATGAAGGCGCAGCTGGAGTCATGGCCTGATGCTGACCTGATCACGCTGGGCCTGACGCAAGATGAAGTGAACGCAATCAAAGGTTTTTTTGTGGGTGACCTGCCTGCCATGGCGGCGCAGCTGCAGGCATCCAGCTGGATAAAGCAGCTGCTTGGCACTGGCGTCTGACAGCTGCGTGTCAGTGCCGCGTCCGTGCTTTGATGGCGCGCACCAGCCGCAGCACTTCTGTTGGCGTGTCTGCGTCCAGCGTGACGGGCACCAGCTGCAGCGTGTCCGTGAACCGTTCCACTGCACCACAGTAGAAGCACACGGCATAGTCACCCGGTGACGGTTGATCCGTCTGGCGCTGGGTGGCTGTGGCTGCGCTGTGGCGCTTGCCGCACACGTGGCAGCGCGAACCTGGAACACGGGTAGTCTGCATCAGTGAACCGTTCCTGACGTGGGTGGCTGAATGTCTGGTGGCAGCGCCGTGCGTGCAAGATCGCGCAGGTCTGGCGGCAGGTCTTCACAGCCAGCCACAAACATGGTGAAGCCGATGGCACGGGCAGCGGTCTGCTTCAGGCGGTCAGCCACACGTCTGGTGCGCCTGACGGTCAGCACGTTCACGGCAGACGCCAACAGGTTCAGGATGATGGACAGCAGCAGCAGCGTGGTGACCATAGGCAGAACGGCAGCGCAGCCAGCACCACCGTGGCTGGGTGCCCGAATGCAAGCACCCAGCGGCTGCAGGGACTGAGCAGGATTACCCAGCGCCGCCACAGCGTGACTGCGCTGCCGGGTGCGCACGCTATCACAGGGCCGTTCCATGATTACCCTGTGCTTACCGCTATGATTACGGCTGGGTGAATCAGGGTGAACGTGGGTGAAGTCAGCACGCAGAAACGTCAATGAATTCGGGCACCACGTTCACTGGGGTTCACTGACGTTCACCCCAGTAGCATGCTGCGGTAGTTCCTTCTGAACTTCCGTATACATGCACTTCACCCAATGAATACGGGCACATTCTGCGTGTGCCTTCCGGCCATGATTACCTAATGCACTACCGTTCAATTCGCGCCCGGTGAACCTGGATGAAGCTGGGTGAAGTCAGCGCAGCCTGCGCAGTTCCAGCCACCCAAGCAGGAGACTTCAGCGGTACGTATTCCCCAGCGGTCCTTCCCAGCGGTGGAACCTGAACCCGTGCCAGTCCGGCCACCACCAGACCAGCAGCGTGCTGCCTAGCACCATGCGTGTCTCCCGGCGTGGCCACCAGCCACGCAGTCAGAACCATGTCAGCTGCCGTGATCCGTGGCGCACGCAGCCGCTGGCGACCAGCAGCCTACCGTACAGCGAAACGCCGGACATGGGTGGGTGCCCGTGTCCGGCGTCCTGTCAGGCGGTCAGCTGCCCGTGCGTCTATCCGTCAGCCGTCTTCCTGCCGCACGGCACGTGCCTGCAGGATGCGGTCTATCCGTGCTATGCGGTCATCGCAGAACAGCACCGTGTCTGGCGTGGCTGCGTGCTGCCTGTCCAGCGTCAGTGCCGTGCGCAGGACCAGCAGGTCACGGGTGGTCATGTGCATCAGCAGACGGTCCACTGCCGCTGCGATGATGTCCAGTTCCGTCATGGTTCCAGTCCTGCCTTCTGCGCTGCTTCACGCACCCGGCGCAGCGTCTGCAGCTGGTCTTCCAGTGACGGGTGCATGGACTGCCACGCAGCCACGAACCCGTCAATGAATGCCAGAACAACCTGCGCACGGCTGATGCACTCACAGCCGGGACCAGTGACCTTAAAGCCACCAGTCGCCCAGCCTGCCGCAGCAGCGTCCAGCCGCTGCACGGTCAGTGGGCAGCCAGCTGGAACGTGTGCCTGCAGCCGTTCCAGCGTGCGCTGTTGCAGGTGGGTGAACTGACGGCTGCGTGCGCTGGTCATTAGCTGTCACCTTCCATGCGTGTCACCAGCTGTGTAAACCGGACGATGTACCGTTTTGCTCTGCTGATGTTCTCCTGCTGGTCTGGCGCTGGGTCACCTTCATCCGGCCAGCTGGCGTCAATCAGCATGTCCTGATAGCGGATGGCAGCACGCAGCGCCAGCAGAATGGTGCGCCGGTCAGTCACCGTGAAGTGCAGCGGCGTCTTCTTAGCCATCAGCGTCACCTGCGTCAGTCTCGCCAGCTTCCGCCAGCGTGCAGAGAATGGCGTCACCCACAATCACGTCACCCGGCACCAGCGCCATGCGTGTCAGCGCCGTGGCGTACCTGTTCACGGGTGCCGCTGGGCCACGCTTCCCGTCTTGATTGACGAACAGCACCACGGGCGTACCGTCAGGCTGGACCAGCACGTTCAGTCCCACCGCTTCAATGAACCCACCCACGAACCGCTGCAGTTCCTGAAGCGTGAACGCCGTGCGTCCATCTGGTGGTGACACTGGACGTGGCGCAGCGTCAGCAGGGAAGAAGATAGCCATATCAGCTGGCCTTCCGTGCATGCGCTGCTGCCTTCAGCCGTGCGTCTTCAGCGTGTTCACGTTCCTGCTGTGCGGCGTCTGCCTTCCGTGGCTGGTAGGCCACGTCATCTGCCTTCAACCGTGACCGCAGCCGTGCGTCATTGCGTGCCCAGTCAATCAATATCTCCTCGACCACCCAGCTGAATGACCTGCCTTCCGCATTGGCAATGGACTGGATGGCGTACTTGACCGCTGGCGGCAGACCGTTCCCTGACGGTATGCGGTGGTCACCAGACGCCAGCCGTGGCGCGATGCGTCGGTGCTTGGGTGGCCGGACTGTCCACCGCTTCATGCGTCACCACCCTTCTGCCGTGCTGTATGTTCACGCTTTGATTGCGCCATCTTCTTCCGCTTGCACGCTTGTCTGCCGCAGTGGACCTGCCGTGCGTAGTGCTGCGGCAGTGGCTTGAAGTCCTTGCCACAGTAGACGCACTGCTTGGGTGGCAGCGCCGAACTCGCACGTGACAGCTGGGTCTGGATAGCGTCAGCTGCGTTAATCACGTGACCCTTGGCAGGGACTTCCGCTGGCTTCCGCTTGGTGTACTTCCGTTTCACCTTCACGGCAGGCAGTGACCGTGACGCAGGCGGCAGATACTGATCCAGCGCCGCAGCCGCAATGGTCTGCCACTGCTTCCGGCGCATACCGTCCTGGTCCAGCGTCAGGTGCGGCGTCTGCTCAAGTTCCACACGTTCCACCAGAATGCGAATGGCGACGTTTGCCCGTAGTTCAAACGCCACGCCGCTGCTGCTGTTCAATAGCATGTCTGCTGTCTCCTTTTGTTTTGCTGTCTTCATGCGGCCACCTTCCGCTTCTGCGGTTTCGTGGTCAGTGGCGTGCGCTTCACGTTCTTCAGGATGGCAGCCACTTCCGCTGCATTCCCGTCCACGGCCAGCCGTGATGCTGTCTTTGATACGTGCCCGTACGTTGGGATCTGACGTGTGGACTTCCAGCCAGCGTGCTGGGCAATGGTCAGGTCACTGACGTTGCCACGGTCCATCATGGCCGTAATGGCTGTGTGCCTGAACGCATGGTGTGAACACTGCAGGCCGATGCGCTTGAAGTAATTGCAGAAGTTATCGCTGATCCGTTTGGAGTTCTGCATCAGCGTGCGTGCTGGGTTATACACAGTGGGGAACAGCAGCGCATCAGACTTGGACGCAAGCGCCATTAGCGTCTTCGCAAGGTCAAGCGGGATGGTGGACCTGTCACCATCACCACCCTTCAGCTTCTTAGTCACCCAGCCGTACTGCGTGCCATCAGCGTCAGTGGCAATACCCACGTGGCGGCGCTGCAGCGGGAAGACTTCAGACAGTCGCGCCGTCACTTCACGGGTGACCCTTGCGATGATGTCGTACGGGTGCGGCAGGCAGGCGTATGCTTGCGCCTGTTCTTCAGCGGTCAGCGGTCTGTGCTTCCGCTCCTTCTTCTGTGGTTCCCAGTTCCTGATACCTGCCACCTTCTGCCCGTTCACCAGCGCCGTCTTCCCGAAGATGGTGTGTGACAGGCCAGCGTGCTTGAACAGCACCCGGACACCAGCCAGTTCAGAATTCACTGTGTCCCGTGACACGCCGCTGTCCACCCGTTCCATGCGCCAGCGGTGTACGTCTGCAGGCGTCAGCGTGTGCATCAGGGTATCTGCGCCGACCACCGCAATAAAGGTGTTATGGATGCGCAGATAGCGGTCCCTGGTTTCTGCTGTGATCTCCTGCCTGCACGCTTCCCGGTACTGGTCACGGCACTGGATGACCTGCAGGCCACCAGTGGTCAACGGCTTCCCTTCATGCAGCGCCATGAATTCCCGGTCGTAAGGGTCACCCGTTTCACGTTTGATCCAGTGCGTGCGCACCTTGTCCGCATACCGTTCTGCGTCCAGCTTATTGGTGTGCGGCGTCTGCACCGGGATGGGGTTCCCACCTTTGAACTTAAACTGCGCTGCCCAGCAGTGCTTGCACCCTGCTGCACGCTTGTCCCGTTCACCGCACTTGCACCGCAAAAACACTTTCATTGTCAGACCCTATCTGCGACCATGGTCGCCTGCTGCTGTTAACTGGGGGAATGGGTGCGGTCTGCTTCCCGGCAGGCTGCACCCAGCTGTTCACTGCTCCAAAAACTGCTGCATGGTGGTCAGGAACATCCCACGCACGCTGACACCTTCACGCTTCGCCTTCGCCTGCACCTGCTTCCAGAACGTGGACGGTATGCGGCGCACCTTAAATTCCACGCCGTCACCGTGTGGCGTGAAGCCACGGGTATACGCACGTGTGGGACGCACGGTGCGTCCCACTGTTCCTGCGGTCTTCTTCTTCCTGGTCATCTGCTTCACCGCTGTTCTCCTGTCTTCACCCTGATGTCTGCCTTGATGACTTCTGGCCGCTGCCTGTTCATGGCTTCGCCAGTTTCCACCGCTGCCAGCATGTCTGACTCATACGCCGCATAGCGTTCAGATGCGCCACGGTAGTTCACCCGGTACTCACCTTCATCCGTTTTGCGGATGATGATGCCTGCTGCGGTCAGCCGCTGACGGCGCTGCGCCACGGTCAGCGCCGTGCTGGTCACCGTGATGGGTCCGTCAGTCAGCGTCACTGCCACACTGCCAGTGCAGCTGCGCAGCGCATCAGCGTCAGCCTGCGCAGCCGCTGCACGCTTGCGCAGGTACTGCAGACACTTCCCACATGACACCTTCTGCGTGTCTTCCGTGAGCACCAGCCGTGCTCGCAGCTTCTGTCCCTGATTGGCACCACACGGTGCCACCTGCCTGCCTGCGTTTACAAAGTGAATCACTATCGTTCTCCTGTTAACCGTCTGCCGTTTCAATGAGTTAACAGTATAGCACAATGGGGGGCATTCCTGGATGGACCCCCATTGTGCTCGCTATTCCTAGCAAAAACGGCCAGCGCCGTCAATACGACCTTGGTCCATCAGACGGACACGGACACGGGTGCCAACCTGCCAGCCTGATCCATATCGAACGGGATAATGGACCTTGGTCCATTACCCTGCGGCGCTGCCGATTGCGCTTGACCGTGCGCCGTGGCAGCCGTATCGTTGCGATTCTGCCGCTGCAGTCTCCCAGCTGCGGCGCTGTCTTTGTCCGGCGTTTGAAGGGTCCACCTGCGCACAGCCGCACCAGCTGCACCTGCAGCACCGTCCTTCCTTCCCCGCCTGACGCTTACGAAAATCACTCAAGTTCACCCACGTTCACTGACGTTCACTGTGGCACGTATGACGTTCACCACAGTTCACCGCAGTTTTCAGATTTTCAGAACGGTGGTGCGGTATGGCTGACGGTCGGCTTGTCCTTGAAGCTGGTGTCTATGACATTCCGGCCAGCGTCTATCACGCTGACCCATGCCCAGCGCCATCACTGTCCAGTTCCATTGCGCAGCGCATCTGCCAGTCATCGGCGGCGCACGCACGGCAGGCGCATCCACGGCTGAACCTGGATGCAGCGGACGAGAACTGCGATGCGTATGACATGGGCACCGCAGCGCACGCCATGCTGCTGGAAGGCACGGCTGCCGTGGCGGTCATTGATGCCAAGGACTGGCGCACGAATGCGGCCAAGGATGCACGGGACAAAGCACGGGCAGACGGACTGACGCCGCTGTTGGCCGCACGCTGGCTGGACCTGCAGGCCATGATGGTGGCTGCACGGCTGCAGCTGGCGCAGCACCGTGATGGTGGCAGCGCCATGTTCCTGAACGGTGAACCTGAACGCACGCTGATCTGGCAGGAACCATCCGGCGTCTGGTGCCGTGCCCGTCTGGACTGGCTGCGGCAGACGCCGCTATCA